GAAATGATAAATGCTGTTGTGTTCGGTTGGCTTGGATTATACTTGTTGAGATTGTATTGGTCATATAGCCAGAAGGAAAGTGGGGGAACAAAAGATGAGTAGTATAAACGACATATTCCAAGTGGATTACCTGCCAGAAAAGAGAGAAATAAGAATTAATCTTCCTGAAGAGGTTTGGAAGAACATTGACACTATAATCATGACAAGACTATTTCAAGAAGAATTGGTCGTTGGGAAACAAAAAGAAAGCGAGGTTGAGGAAGATGGATAAACAAGCACAATGGGATATAGAAACTTTGCAAAAAACGATAGGTGCTATTCCTTACGAAGAAATGGAACGGGATGCCATAGAAAGAGCAATTAAAGCCTTAGAAAAACAAGTGCCGCAAAAGGTTAAAAAATACAAAGGACTTAATGAAACAGCATGCCCTGAGTGTGGTATTGCATTTGGATATTATGAATATGATGACGAAAAATTCGATTATTGCTATAACTGTGGGCAAAAGTTAGATTGGGAAAGCGAGGGTGAGGAAGGATGACATGCAAAGAATGTCTATATTACGAGCCTGATTATGGCACGTGGGGAGTTTTTGGGTGGTCTGAAGATGGTTCAAAAGGATATTGTTGTGTTGAGCCAAAACGAGTATTTGTTGACGGTAATCGTATAAAGTGTAGATACTTTCTGTCAAAAGCGGAAAGTGATGTCAAACACGATGGGATTACCATCACATTACATAGCAAAAAAGGAGATGATTGAAATTAATGAACAAACCACTACGAAAGTTAAATACCCCAATATTTGCATTAGCACATGTACTCTATGAAGGCGAAATTAAGTACGGCAAGGATAACTGGCGCAAGATTGCAACAGAAGACCATATAAACCATGCTATTAGCCACTTATATGCATACCTTGCAGGGGACAAGCAAGACAACCACCTGAGCCATGCGTTTTGCAGAGTAATGATGGCTATAGGTACGGAGGTGAGTTAATTGTCACGAAGATTGGAACTTGAAGATAGACCATCTACAGCAGAGAAAAAACTGATACAAGCTATAAACCGCAGGGCTGAGATAGAACAGTTGTTTGCGGGAATTAAGCTCGGCAAAACTGTGACGATTAAGCGAATAAACAAATGTAAAGATGATGACGAAAAGAAAATCATCCGAGGTGAAGTGATATACAAGGACAAGCTTAAGTTTGTTGTGAGTACAAAGCGCGGTCGGGAGACATTTACAAAGAATGACTTGACGAGCGAATACCTGAAGGTTGTTAGTATGTGATTATTTGCAAAAGGGGAGTGAGGATTATTTGAAATCAACAATATCACCTGAAGTACAAAAAATAATAAATACAAGTATAGACCAAGCAATTAAAAAAGCTTTGAACGCAATAACTAAGGCCAACGAGTTAACGCATGAAAACGAAAGAAATTATTTCAAAGAAACTGAGCGACTATTATATTCACTGCCAGCGCTTAGATTGAAGGTTGCGCAAGATGAAGAAGATTTGCAGAACGGACAAATAGTAATAAAACGAAAGTCCGCAGATATAATAAGGTTTTCAGGGATTGGCAATAGCAACAATTTGTATGACCCAGAAGCCGAATATATTGGAAGTCGTATGGCCAGTATGGAACGGACGAAAAGGGAAATTCAGCGGATAGAACGGGCGCTTGAGACAATCCAAGATGACCAATATTATGAGATTATTCCGATGAAGTATTGGGACTTAATGCAGCCTGCAGAAATAGCAGAAAGATTAGGATGTGATGAGAGGACTTTTTATAGGCATAGAAACCGGCTAGTTAATAAGTTGAAAATAATACTATTCGGCGCTGATGCACTATGATTGTCAGTTTCGTGTCAGTTTTCTGTCAGTGACTTGTCAGTTTAGCTGTGTTATACTAATTATAATGGAATTTTTATATAAAGCTGCAAGGGTAAAACCAAGCGGCTTTTTGTCTATCGTAAGTCTTTTTATTAAAGGTGAATGTCTATGGGAAGTAATTACTATAACAGCAAAAAACACAGAGAATGGCGCGAGAAAGTATTACATCGCGACAAATATTTATGTCAAGAATGCTTACGCTTTGGCAAGAAAGTTACAGCAACTCATGCACATCATATAAAGCCAATAGAGGATTATCCGGAGTTGAGATATAAAGTTGAAAACGGAAGAAGTCTCTGCTTGACTTGCCATAACAAGGAACATCCAGAGAAGGGTGGATGGAGAAGATGACCCCCCTATTCGTGAAAAATTTTTGAGGAGACAGTCGACTGGCGTTGGGCATAACTTCCCTCTCCGTCAAAAAGTGAAAATTTTATTACGCCAGAAAATGGAAAGGAGTTTATGAGATGGGCAGGCCAAAAAGCATAATAAATCAAACAAGGGACCAGATGAAGGCACTGGGCGTATATAAGCCGGAATTTGAACCCATCATCGAGGTATATTCGCAACTCCGGGAGCAATATAACGTTCTGACCAAACGCTTTATTGAATCAGATTACGATTTTAAGGAATACACTAATACTGGCACCAAGAAAGCGCCTATTGTGACAACTCTCGAAACACTTCGGAAGGACATTCTTGCATATGCTGCCCAGCTTGGACTTACACCACAGGGACTTCTAAAAGCTGATGATAAAGCGTTTGTCAAGAAAAAACAGTCTACGCTTGCTGCAGCTCTGAAAGGGTTGGATAGTGGATGAAAATAACTGGCAAGTATGCCGCGGAAGTAATGGAGTATGCGCAAGGTATTGTCAGTGGAAAAATTGCAGCTAACAAAGAACGAATACAATGCTGCAAACGATTTTTAGATGATATTGAGTCAGGTAAGTGGGATATTCGTACGAAAGATGCAGACTTTGTAATAGGTATTATTGAGAAAACTTTTAAGCATCGACAAGGACAAGCTCTTGATGGTACCCCGTTGAGAGGAAAACCATTTTTGCTATCATCATGGCAGAAGTTTATCGTTTATGCCATTCTTATTTTTTACGTCCCAGGAACCATTGAACGCCGCATAAAAGAGGCGTTTATTTTTATTCCACGAAAAAACGGCAAAACAATATTTGTTTCTGCTTTAGCCTGGGCTCTCGGGATACTTGAACGTCTCAGTGGTTCGACAGTTTATGTTGTTGGCGCTGTACTTAAGCAGGCGATGGAAAGCTTTGACAATTGGTACTACAACTTAACATCTGTCCTCTATCCTGATAAGAATACAGCGATAGCTGACGGCTGGCGTATTCTTGATAACAATATGGAACACAGTATCAGCCATGATGAATTGGACGGCGGGAGCTTACATCTTGAGGCACTAGCTGGCAATCCGGATGCTCAGGATAGTTTCAACTGCAACATTGTAATTGCGGACGAGATACACGCTTACAAATCACCGAAGCAGTATAACATCCTGAAAGAAGCAACAAAGGCATATACAAATAAGCTGGTAATCGGAATCACGACTGCTGGCGATGATGTAACCAGCTTTTGTTATCAACGATTGAAATATTGCCAGAAAGTATTAGACGGTATCGTACAAGACGATGCTTATTTTATTTTTATATGTAAAGCTGATGAAAACGAAAACGGCAATGTGGACTATACAAACCCTGTTGAACACGAAAAGGCAAATCCGAATTATGGGGTGACGATTAGACCACAAGATATAATGAACGATGCCCTTCAGGCTCAAAATGATCCGCAGCAAAGAAAAGATTTCCTTGCAAAGTCGCTTAATATTTATACATCTTCTATGAAGGCATATTTTAATTTAGCCGAATTCCAAACCAGTAACAGGAAGGCTGAGTTAGAGCTTGGCATAAAACCTGAATGGCCGCAAAAGAAAAAACTTGAATTTGTAAAAGGTTTAATGATTAACTGGTACGGCGGCACGGACTTGTCAAAACTGCATGACCTGACAACATCGGCGTTATATGGAACATATAAAGATATTGATATCATTATCCCACATTGTTGGTTTCCAATAGTGGCAGCACATGTAAAAGCTGAAGAGGACAATATTCCCCTATTTGGTTGGAAAGATGATGGCTGGCTTGACATGTGCAACAATCCGACAGTAAACCATTCTGATGTGGTGAACTGGTTTGAAAAGATGCGTAAAGATGGATTTAAGATAAAGCAGGTCGGTCATGACCGAAAATTCTGCCGTGAATATTTTATCGGGATGAAACAAAAAGGCTTTACAATTGTAGACCAACCACAATACTACTACAAAAAATCTGAGGGCTTCCGTCACATTGAGAAAAAAGCGAAAGATGGGAAACTCTATTATTTTGGAGCTGAACCGTTTGAATATTGCGTGGCTAATGTCCGTGCAATAGAAAAAACTGATGACATGATTCAATACGAGAAGGTTGAAGAAACACATCGTATTGACGTATTTGATGCGGCAGTATTTGCCTGTGTCCGGATGCTTGAAAATCTGGAGAAGTCACAAAAAGCAAAGGGGTGGTTAGATGAGTAAAAAGAAAAAACCGAATGGCCAAAGCAGAGATGCTCCGAAAAAAAGAAGCATGGTATGGCTTTGTTCACCTGATGCATATGATCTCTTGGTAGTAAACGGATACACAAAACTTGCAAACTGCCCGGAAGTAAAAATGTGCGTAGATGTATATGCTGACCTCATTAGCAATATGACAATATATCTTATGCAAAACACTGAGCAGGGCGATGTCAGAGTTAAAAACGAGCTTTCCCGGAAGCTTGACATTGAGCCAAATCGCTGGATGACCAGAAAAGCGTTTATATATAATCTTGTTTGGACGTTAATGCTGGACGGAGACGGGAACCAAGTGACATACCCACGCTATACAGCAGATGGTTATTTAGACAATCTGGAACAATTAAAACCTTCACAAGTGAGTTTTATAGATACAACAGACGGATATGTAATTCGATATGGCGACAAAACATTTTCACCGGATGAAGTTTTACATTTTGTCATTAATCCAGATCCTGAACGACCATATATAGGCACTGGTTACAGGGTGGTGTTGAAGGATGTTGTTAAAGGACTCAAACAGGCGAACGCAACAAAACAGGCTCTTCTGGAAAGCCCAGCGCCTTCAATCATAGTGAAGGTTGACGGACTAACGGAAGAATTCGCAAGCGTAGAAGGCAGGCAGAAACTCGCAAAACAATATCTGGACGCCAGTGAGAACGGACGACCGTGGTTCATCCCTGCAGAAGCATTTGCTGTTGAACAAGTAAAACCCCTGACGTTAAATGACCTTGCGATAGCAAAAAATATGGAACTTGACAAAAGGACGGTAGCTGGAATATTCGGTGTACCTCCTTTTTTAGTTGGCGTTGGTTCGTTTGATAGGGAAGAGTATAACAATTTTATCGGTTCAAGGATACTCGGGAAAGCCAAGGTTATTGAGCAGGAATTGACCAGAAAACTCCTATATTCTCCGGACTTATATTGGCGTTTCAATCCACGCAGTCTGTACTCGTATAGTTTATCTGACATTGTTCAGGCTGGGGCTGAAATGGTTGACCGTATGGCTATGAGACGCAATGAATGGCGCGACTGGATTGGTATGTCTCCGGATTCTGAGATGGACGAGCTTCTTGCGCTAGAAAACTATATCCCGGCTAACATGCTAGGCCAGCAGAAAAAGCTGATTGGAGGTGATACGGGCGATGAATAGAGATGTACGACAAGCACGAAGCCAGGCAACACAGTTTCGGGCTACGGAAGATAAAGGAGAGAAGTATATAGAAGGCTACTTTGCAGTATTTGGTTCTGTATACGAACTGTGGCCGGGCGCCACAGAAAGCATAGACCCCCATGCATTTGATGATACTCTGAGTGGCGATATCCGAGCACTAATAGACCACGAAACAAGATTGGTACTTGGCAGAACAAAATCCGGTACGTTGGAGTTAAAAGTCGACAATCGTGGGCTATGGGGGCGTATTAAGGTTAATCAATCAGACAGTGATGCAATGAACCTGTATTCTCGCGTTGAACGTGGAGATGTTGACCAATGCAGTTTCGGTTTTGACATTTTAGAGGAAGACACGGATTATAGGGAAGATGGTTCAATTCATTGGACTATCAAAAAAGTAAAACTATACGAAGTAAGCTGCGTAACTTTCCCTGCATACGAAGACACTTCAATCAGTGCAAGAAAACGAGACTTTGAACAAATTAAAAAACGGCAAATAGAAAAATGGAAAGCTGAAAGGAAGG